TGAACCCGGATACCGGCGAGCCGTTCCAGGACAAATACGGCCTGCCCATTATTGTGGATGCCAAACCGCCGACGGTAAGCGGGCTGGCCCTGGCGCTGGGGTTTTCCTGCCGCCGGGACCTGAACGCCTACCAGGGCAAAAAGGAATTTTGCACCACGATTACGCGCGCGAAGGCCCAGTGCGAAGCATACGCCGAAGAACGCCTGTTTGACCGGGACGGCACCAACGGCGCGCAGTTCAGCCTGCGCTGCAACTTTGGCTGGAACGAAAAGCCCGCCGAAGCACCGCCCCCGCCCGCTGATGACGGCTTTTTGACCGCCATGCAGCAGCAGGCGCCCGAAGCCTGGAAGGATGGTGCGGATGAACCCGGTTAAGCCTGCCGCGTTTCGGTTCCGGCCGTTCAGCCGCCGCCAAAAGCAGGTACTGACCTGGTGGTGCAGCACCTCCCCCGTACAGGCGGCGGACGGGCTGATCGCGGACGGGTCCATCCGCTCCGGCAAAACCGTTTCGCTCTCCCTCAGTTTTGTGCTGTGGGGCATGGCGCGCTTTAACGGCCAGAACTTTGCCCTGTGCGGCAAGACCATTGCCAGCCTGCGGCGCAACGTGGTGGGGGTGCTCAAGCAGATGCTGACCGCCCGCGGCTACACTGCCGCCGAGCGCCGGGGCGACAATTTGCTGATCGTGACCCGCGGGACCGTGACCAACTATTACTACCTGTTCGGCGGCAAGGACGAGGGCAGCCAGGACCTGATCCAGGGCATTACGCTGGCAGGTGCGCTGTTTGACGAAGTTGCCCTGATGCCGGAAAGCTTTGTAAACCAGGCCACCGCCCGCTGTTCTGTGGACGGTTCCAAGTTCTGGTTCAACTGCAACCCGGAGGGGCCGGAGCACTGGTTCTACAAAAGCTGGATTTTGCAGGCCCGCGCCAAGAACCTGCTGTACCTGCACTTTACGATGGATGACAACCTGAGCTTGTCCGAGCCGATCAAGGCGCGGTACCGGGCGCAGTACACCGGCGTGTTTTATGAGCGGTACATCCGCGGGCGCTGGGTGGTGGCCGAAGGTCTGGTTTACCCCTTTGTGGCGGCCAACCCGGATGCCTACCTGCTGTGCGGGCCGACCGCCGGGATGGATGGCCGCTTTTTTGTCTCGATCGACTACGGCACCCACAACCCGTGCAGCATGGGGCTGTGGTGCGTGCAGGCCAACCGGGCAGTGCGCATCAAGGAAAGTTACTACAACTCCCGCGAGGTCCAGCACCAGCGCACCGATGAAGAGCATTACACCGCGCTGGAAGAGCTGACCCGCGGTTACTATGTGCAGGAAGTGGTGGTGGACCCCTCCGCCGCGTCCTTTCTTGAAACCATTCGCCGCCATGGGCGGTACATGGTGCGAGCTGCCGCCAACGATGTGCTGGACGGCATCCGGGTCACGGCCAGCCTGCTGCAAGCCGGGCGGGTGCAGATCCACGAAAGCTGCACGGATGCCCTGCGGGAGTTCAAAACCTACTGCTGGGACGACAAGGCCCCGCAGGATGCCGTCATCAAGGAGAACGACCACGCCATGGACGACATCCGCTATTTTTGTTATACCGTGCTGGCCCGCGAATACCGCTGGGCGGATTGGAGGAAGTGAAGATGTTCCAAAAGCTTTTGCGCTGGCTGCGCGCCCAGATCGGCACGCTGTTTGGCGATGCCCCCGGCGCAAATGACATTATCCTTTCCGGCCAGATGGAAAACGCCCTTGCCCTGTGGGCCCAGATGTACGAGACGGGCGGCCCCTGGTGCACGGCCAAAAACGACCTGCACAGCCTGCACATTGCGGCCAGCGTGGCGCGGGAGTTTGCCCGGCTGGTTACGATGGAGCTGAAAGTCAGCCTGTCCGGCTCTTCGCGGGCGGACTATCTGGCAGAGCAGCTGGCGCCTTTTCTGGACAAGCTGCCCAACTACACCGAGATTGCCTGCGCGCTGGGCGGGGCAGTGTTCAAGCCCTATGTTTCCGGTGACCGGCTGCTGGTGGATGTGGTGCAGGGGGACTGCTTTTTCCCCACCACCTTTGACACCACCGGCCGCCTGACCGGGGCGATCTTCTCCGAACAACTCAAACGCAAAAACACGATCTACACCCGCCTGGAGCGGCACGAATACACCGCCGGGGTGCAGACCATCCAAAACAAAGCGTTTGCCAGTTCCAGCACAGCAAGCCTGGGACACGAGATCCCGCTGGCCGATGTGCCGGAGTGGGCCGACATTGCGCCGGAGGTGCGCATTGAGGTGGAGCGGCCGTTATTCGCCTACTTCCGCATTCCCCTTGCCAACCGCAATGACCGGCACAGCCCGCTGGGGGCCAGCGTTTACGCCCCCGCTGTGGATACCATCCACGATGCCGACGAACAGTTTGGCCGCCTGCTGTGGGAGTACGAGGGCGGCCAGCTTGCCATTGATGTGGACGCTGCGGCCCTGCGCCCCACCGGGGACGGTTGGTTCCAGATGGACCAGCGCAGCGGTCGGCTGTACCGCGGCTGCATGACCGGCAATGTGGCGGACCGCACGCTGTTCAACGTGTTTGCGCCCGCCCTGCGGGATGAAGCCTATCTGCGCGGGCTGGACGGCATTTTGAAGCGGATCGAGTTCCAGTGCGGCCTTGCCTATGGCACCCTGAGCGACCCCCAGAATGTGGACAAGACCGCCACCGAGATCATGGCAAGCAAGCAGCGCAGCTACTCCACCGTAAAAAGCATCCAGCACGCGCTGCAGGTGGCGCTGGATGACCTGCTGTACGCAATGAACGCCTATGCCGACCTGTACCAGCTGGCCCCCGCAGGCAGTTACACCGCCGTGTACAACTGGGACGACAGCATCGTGAATGACCCCGGCGAGCGCAAGCAGCTGTTCTGGCAGTATGTGCAGGCAGGCAAGTTCCCCATGCAGCGCTACCTGACCGAGTTTGAGGGCTACAGCCAGGAGGAAGCCGCCCAGATCGCGGCTGAAACCAGCGCCGAGAACAACGCCGACGAAGCCCTGACCTTTGCCCCGTGAGGTGATGCCCCATGCTGACACCTGACCAGCTGGAAGCCCTGCCCCGCCGTTTTGTGCAGCTATGGCAGCAGGTGGAAGATGACATTTTGCAGGACATTGCCCGGCGCATGAAAAGCCTGGGCGAGCTGGACCCTCTGACCCCAACGGCCATATGGCAGGCATGGCGGCTGGCCGAAACCCGCGCGGTGCGCAGCAACACCGTTGCCACGCTGGCCAGGTACACCGGCAAAAGCCGGGCGGAGATCAAGCGGCTGCTGGAAACTGCGGGGGCACAAACCCTGGCTGCGGACGATGCCGTTTATACGGCTGCCGGGCTGGACCCGCCGCCGGTCAACCAGTCCCCTGCCCTGCTGAACCTGCTGAATGCCGGGTACCGCCAGACCTGCGGCACCTGGCAGAACCTGACGGCCACCACCGCCAACACGGTGACCGGCGCGTTTGAGGACCGGCTTTCCCGCGCGTGGGGGCTGGTCAGCACTGGGGCCATGGATTACAACACCGCCATCCGCCGCGCGGTGAATGCCCTGGCGGACACCATGCCGTACATCACCTACCCCAGCGGCCACACCGACACGCTGGAAGTTGCCGCCCGCCGGGCGGTGCTGACCGGCGTGAAATTGCAACTGAAACGCATGGAAGAGATGGACTGCGAATTTGTGGAGGTGACCGCCCACGAGGGTGCCCGCCCCACCCATGCGGTGTGGCAGGGCAGGGTCTACCACCGCGGCGGCGCTGTGGTGCAAGACGGTGAGCGGTACGAGGATTTTGAAACCGCCACCGGTTACGGCACCGCCCCCGGCCTGTGCGGCTGGAACTGCCGCCACAACTTTTACCCGTTCTACCCCGGCATCTCCGTGCGCAACTACACGGACGAACGCCTGGCCGAACTGGACGCCCGCAATATCCCCTACGGCGGCGGGCTGTACACCCGGTACGAGATCACCCAGATGCAGCGGGCGCTGGAACGCAGGGTGCGCAAGTACAAGCGCCGTTACCTGGCCGAGACCGCCGCCGGGGTGGATGCCAGCCAAAGCGCCGCCAAGCTGAAAGCCGCCCGGCAGCAGCTGAGTGCTTTCCTGGCAGAAACGGGGGAGCGGCTGGACGGCGCAAGGGCGGAGGTGCCGGGCTTCGGGCAAAGGGAGGCGAAACAGGCGGATGAGGCGGCAAGCGCCTTGCAATCCGTACAAAACAATGCTACACTGAAAGAAATCAGCCTGGGATATAAAGAGATCACTGCCCAAAGCATTCAGCGTATTCAGCCGTTTGCCTGTGAGACGCTGGACGCTGCGGGCAGCCGCGCCCTTGCCAACGCGCACAAGAAGCTGCTGCTGGAAGCCCGAAAGGTTCCGCTTGGGATAGAAAAGGCCCGCTGCTATGGGCTGGATATGCAGCCGCTGGGCGGTTACAAGGAAAGTTCTGAACCGGGAACGCCTGTAAAGATCAAGGTTCCAAATGTTGACTGCATTGTAATGCACTCGCACCCCAGCGGGCTGACATTTTCACCTGATGATTTACGCGCCTTTGCTAAACATACATCACTCAAGCTGCTTACTGCGGTGGGCAATGACGGAAACATTTTTGCAATCGAGCGTACTGCAAATACCAATGAAATAGCTCTTCAGTTGGCCGCGTCAGAATTGAGTGATGCCGCAGACAAAGCAAAAACTAATGAGCAAGTTTGGAATCTCATGAACGCATTTTTTGAGGAGGTGCAGCAATATGGCGTGCATTATTACGCCGGAAAAGATTGAGTATATGAAAAACTATCTCAAAGAGCACCCGATTGACCCGCAGTATGATGAGCCTGAAGGTTATATTGTGCTTGACGGAAACACCCCACCTTCTCAGCTGGCTGCGCGCGGATATTACGACATTCTGAAAAAACTGGGTGAACTGCCTGAATAACCCCTAAACATTCAACCACGATGCACCTGCACCGTGGTTTTTTCATGCCTGCCTGCCCTGCATGAGGGGCAAGCGGGCACTTTTTATCCCCTTTTGCCCGGCTGCGGCAGGGCTGAAACAGCCGCACAGACGGTGACGGCAACCACCTAAAAACGCCTATCTGACACCCTACACAGGAGGTAACACCCATGAAAACCGAAGATCTCAAAGCCCTTGGCCTGAATGATGAGCAGGTGCAGCGTGTGTTCGCCATGAACGGCGCGGACGTGAACCGCGAAAAGCAGGCCGCTGAGACCGCCAAAGCCGAACGCGACGCCATCCGCACCCAGCTGGACGAAGCCAACACCAAGCTGAAAGGCTATGACCCCGACTGGCAGCAGAAAGCCGCCGATGCCCAGAAAGCGGCGGACGCCAAAGTGGCCGAGCTGCAGGCAGGCTATGCCGCCCAGAATGCAGCTGCCGGGCTGCACTTTACCAGCGCCAGCGCCAAAAAGGCATTTATGGCCGACCTGGCCGCCAAGAACCTGCCCCTGCAAGGGGACAGCCTGCTGGGCTTTGACGACTTTGTAAAGACCTACCGCGAAAATGACCCCGGCGCGTTTGCCGCTGATACCAAGCCCGCGCGTATTGTGGCAAGCGCTACCGGCACCCCGGCAGCCGCCACCAGCCGCGAAGAAGCAAACGCAGCGATCCGTGCCGCGTTTGGCAAATGAAAGGAGTATAACCCATGCCCAATGTTATTGATCGTTCCCGCGCTGAAGCCCTCATCCGTGAGCAGGTCGTCAGCACCATTTTTCAGGATGCCCCCAAGCAGAGCGTTGTGATGCAGCTGGGCCGCAAGCTGCCCAACATGACCAGCAAGCAGACCCGCATTCCGGTGCTTTCCATGCTGCCGCTGGCCTACTGGGTCAACGGTGATACCGGCTATAAGCAGACTTCCCGCCAGGCGTGGGAAAACGTCTACCTGACCGCCGGTGAGCTGGCAGTCATTGTTCCCATCCCCGAAGCCGTTCTGGCCGATGCTGAGTTTGACATTTTGGGCGAGGTGACCCCGCGTGTCAACGAAGCCATCGGCCTGCGGGTGGACCAGGCCATTCTGTTCGGCATCAACCGCCCGGCAGAGTGGCAGAACGACATTATCACCGTTGCCCGCCAGGCCGGCAACAACGTTTCCGGCGGCATTACCTATGATTCCCTGCTGGGCGAAAACGGACTGTTTGCCAAGGTGGAGGATGCAGGCTACACCGTGGACGGCGTTGTGGCTGCCATGGGTGCCAAAGCGTCCCTGCGCGGCATCAAGGACACCAACGGCCACCCCCTGTACAAGAGCGATATGCAGGGCACCACCCCCTATGCCCTGGACGGCGCGCCGATCTACTTCCCGGAGAACGGCAGCTTTGATACCAGCGTTGCCCGCATGGTGGCCGGCAACTTTAAGCAGCTGGTGTATGCCATCCGCCAGGATGTGGACGTCAAGATCCTGGACCAGGCCGTGATCCAGGACCCCAGCACCAAGGCCATCATCTTCAACCTGGCCCAGCAGGACATGATTGCCCTGCGCGTTACCTTCCGCATGGGCTGGGCTATGCCGAACCCCGCCACCCGCATGAACGAGAACCGCGTCAACGTGCCCTTTGCCTACATTGACGCCGCGACCGCCTACACCGACCAGACTGTGACTTTTACCGTCAAGGATAATGCCGAAAGCTCCCCCAATGCCATTGCCGATGCAGCTGTCAATGTGAACGGCTCCATCCGCCTGACCGGCACTGACGGCACCGCCGTGTTCCACCTGCGCGCCGGTGAATATCCCTACAGCGTCAAGGCAGACGGTTACCGCCCGCAGACCGGCACCGTAACGGTTGCCGCAGCCGCCGTGCCGGTTGCCGTCACCCTGCCTGCATCCAAGTAAGGGGCTGCTATGTATGCTGATTTTACCGACTATCAGGGCACCTACTGCGGCACCCTGATCACCACCCAGGGGCAGTGGATGCCCGCCGTGCGGGAAGCCTGCGCTTATCTGGACAGCATCACCTTTGGCCGCCTGAAGCGCGGCGCGCCGGTGGATGATGCCGTAAAGCTGGCGGCGTGCGCGCTGGCGGATGTTGCCGCCCGCTACCAGGCCGCCAAGGCCGATGAGCGCAGCCGCCCCGGCCTGGCAGCCTTTAACACAGACGGCTACAGCGAAACGCTGAACACGGCCGCCCTGACCGCACAGTACACGGCAGACATGCAGGCGGCCGCGGATATTTACCTGCCGCGCAGCCATCCGCTGCGCTATGCGGGCCGGGATGGGAGGTGCGGCCCTTGTACGGCTGTGACCAGACCGTGACCCTGACCCACCTGCACTATGACGGCGATGCCGACCGGGACGTGAAAGAAGAAACCACCCTGGCCGGTGTGAGCTGGTACGGGCAGGCAAAAACCGCCGTGGATTCCACCGGCCTGCACGCGGCGCGGGTGTACAAATGCCGCATCCCGGAAAGCGCCGCCCCCGCCGGGCTGGACATTGCCCCCGGCGACAAGATCACCTGC